TTACGCTTTATGGAAGGTGACAAGCTCAGGACGGGCGATGCGCAGGTAATCCTGGGTATCCATAATCACGGATTTCTCCAGCAGGCCGGCGTTAAACGCGATTTCGTCAAAGCGCTCGAACAGCAGCGGGTCGGCAACCAGCGCCAGGTCAGGATGGAAGCTAAAGGGCGGGATAGCGCCGAAAACGCAGGCGGTCAGGGCATCGACTTCGGCCGGGCTGGCGAGTGAGGCCTTTAGCCCGCCAAAATGGCTGGCAAGCTGGCTCAGGTCAGCCTGCAGGTCGGCGGCAAGGATCGCCAGAACATGTTTCTTTACGCCGTTTCCCTTCACCTTGCAGACCAGGGCTTTAGCGCCTTGCCGCAGGTCGGTTCCGCGAATTTCACTTACCGCTTCACATTTCCCGACCGCTTCGTGCTCCATGACGCGAAAACGCGCGCCCTGCTCGGTGAGTAAGGTAATGAGCTGCTGGTGGGTTCCTGTTCCAATAACGTCGTCAGTCATAACGATTTTCCCGGTGATAATCCAGAATGCAGCGTTCTACATTAGCACGGGATGAACGGGGTCGAAAGAAAACAGCCAGCGGGTTCGCTGGCTGTGGGATTATGCGTTGCTGGTAGCAGACTGCTTGTGGAACAATTCGATGATTTTTATTTTATTGTTTTATAAGGTTAATTTTTATTCCCCAAATCATCCCCAAAACAAATCCCCAAAACTCATATAACGCCAGCTTATCATTTGGCACTTTCTAAAAGTTATCTATCTCGCTAAATCACAAGTTTGTTCCACTCCAGACCACGATCATCTCCATACATTGTGCTCATCGCTTCAGTTTTATGCCCAAGCAAAGTTTTGACATCAATACCCTGTGCTTTATAGGTTCTAGATGAAAGCGAACGCTGCTCATGAAATGGGGGCAGGGCAATACAATCCTTTGGCCAGTCAATATTTGCTTTATCTCTCGCTTCTTTGAAATACTTAGATATTGTTTTTTCAGGAACGTGAGAACCAGCTTTACCGTAAGCATGATGTTTCACGTGGTGTATCAGATACGGGCTCACAACTCTGTCTCGACACTTACTTATTACTTCTGCAAGCGTCATGCCAATAGCATCACACCGTAAATTTAAAGGAATAGCTAACTTCATTCCTGTTTTACTTTGGGTTATATGAAGATGATTATCCCATATATCGCTAAACTTCATCGCCACTATGTCGCCAATACGTTGACCCGTCACTAAAGCCAATAGCATGGAATTCTGAGCGCATGGTGGCAATGTTCCCGCGCTTTCATAGATTAGCTTCCATTGTTCGATACTGAGCCTGCTTCGCTTTACCTTTGCTATCGGATTTTTAACTGCTAAAGCAGGATTGTAGCCGGGTTCAACCTCACCAGCATGTTGAGCCTCTTTAAATACGTCGTTAAGCACGCTCCTAATCAGCTGACCCATTCGATGTTTACCTTCAGACTTATATTCATCAATAATTTTTGCGATTAACTTCGTGTCAACATCTTTTAGACGAACGTTAGGAGCTCTGTCAGCCAGAACTTGAGCACATAACCTCCTAGATTTTACGGTCGGTTTTTTTATTTCTCCGTCACGCATCCTTTCCATCTGAATATCTACGTACCTTTTTATCCAGTCTGCGACTCGAATTCCTTTCTCTTTCTTATCTGTCTTCTTAATGGCCATATCGATAAGAGCGAAGGATTGACGTGTTTCCTGCTCAGATGTTATCCGATTTAACTCCGTAGCAGCAGCTTTGGCTGCCTCTTCATCTGTTCCAAAACCAACAAATGTTCCAGTGACAGGGTGGCGATATTGCCAGTAGATTTTTGATGTACGTTTATCCAACTTGCAATACAGGTTAGGTATTTTAACGTTATGCTTTCTGGGGCGAGCTGCCATTTATTGCTTTCTCCACTAACTGGCGAGCCTTGTCTGATAATGATGATGAAATATCAACATTGCTTACCATGCCAATAAAACGAGCGTCCTCATCTATAACCCAGCGGCGACCTTGCTTTAAAGCTGGTGGGAAAGTTTGCTTGGTCTTAGCTATTTTGTTTAGTGCTGAGTTGCTTAATGGATATTTGAACCCATTAGGACCCGAAGCCCACTCATGTAGTGTTACTAACTGCCCCATACGTTGCTCTCCACTTAACCGGCTGCACCCGGCTATCTCTTATAGAAAATGCAAGATGAACAACCACCTCGGAGCCCATCATTGCAGGTACGACATCTTTTTGTTTCGGTGTAATAGAGCTGGTGGACCATCTCCTTCGGCATGAGAACCGGCATAGGCACGCGAATGACCAGCGCGCGGAGCCTGTCGATTTCTCCGGCCAGCTCCAGCATGCGGGAGCGGCAATCTTCCGCCTCCTCGCGCCACCATGCCACGTCGGCTTTAAGGCGGCGCATGCGCCGCTGTTTGAGTTTGCTCACCATGGCAGCCACCCCATACTCTGAAGTGCGCCGATGACCAGCAGCACGAACATTACTGCGTCGAATGGGTTAGGCATCATCACCCCCGAAATATCCTAACCTTCCTCCGTGGTCGCCAATTACAATCCCGGAAATGAATATTCCAAATAGCCCCACAACAGAAAATGCAATGAGGTTAAATTCAAAGCCAGCTACAAAGACGCAGACTGATGCGACAATCAAAAGATACAGCAGCCAGAATTTTCGGTTCACGGCTTCACCTCCTGCTGCGGTGCTGCTGGCAGTGGCATCCAGTGGGTTACCTCTTCAACTCCCTCTCCTGGCTTAACTGTTACGTCACCTCTTCGAAACGTACTACCTGTATAGCGAGCTGAACAGATTAAAGGTTCAATCAGCGGGCTATCAAAGTTCACAGATATAAGCACATTCTGGCCTTTATCTGGCATCCGCTCACTGCAAGCCACCCAACCATCCGGCAACTTGTAATCCGTCGTTACAGGTTCAGCATATAGCGCCTGACAACTCCACCCAGACCAATGAGCACCTTCAGCTCTCTCATCATCTTCAGGGCGAACAAGCGTAACTTCGCTCGGGTGTTTCCTGTGTGACCACAGCCACGCTACGGGTTCGGCATTTGCTGGCGCTGGCGGGGTGGTGTAAAGCGGCGTTACTTCTCGCAATGGGTCAGCATAAGCATTGCCACTATCGAAGCTGACGTGGTTTTTAGCGCCGCCGCCTGACAGTAGCCATGCCACAGCCTTCGCTTCGAGCGATGCCAGCGCGATACGCGCCAGCTCCAGTTCTTCTTCAAGCTCTGCGCGTGAATCAGCGAAAGCAGTCTGTGTGACGGCAAACTCCAGACTTTTAACCTTTTCGCGCGCACGTTCGTGTAACTGCTCTCTGGTAATAGTGCTCATGGGTTAGTCCTCAATATCCAGAGTACGCGCGGAGTGATGCTATTCTCGCGGTGATATCATTGATGATTTCCTGCACCACCACTGCGTGCTCATGCTCATCACGCAAGACGTCAAGGGCGCAGTCTATTTCACGGAGCATATCCTGCTGCCATTCAATATCTTCTGATTCCGGTATTTCGTATTTCATGCTCGCTCTCCTTTGCCGGCTGCGGCGGCGCGTTCCGCGTCCCACTTCTGCATGTATTCTTCGATATCACTCCATTCCTCACCTGAACTAGCCAACGCATCAATTACTGACTGGCGGTCACTGTGCTGTTCTTTACGCTCCAGTTCAGCAATCCGCTTCTCTGCGGCTTCCATCTCATCCAGCAGAGCCAGCATTTTTTCCGGTCTAGCTGCAGCGATATATCTCAAAACGTTTTCAGACTGTTTCACTCCCCCTGTGGCTCTATTCAGACAGTAGATAGCCTCTGCTCCGCCTACTGTTATATATCCCCGCCCTGGGGCGCTGAGGTCGCTGGTGTAGACGTACTCCCAGTCATTTTGTCCTGCACGTTCAGCCGCTTCCCGTAATGCGCGTTTGTCGATGTTGCTCATTGGACGGCCTCCTGGCATTCGGTGATAATCTCAAGACCAATTTTCTTTGCCAGTGCATATTCAGCAACAGCGCCAGCAGATTTTTCCCAGCCACGCAGCATGAAAACCGCATCAGCGCAGCGGATCATTGCGCAGCAGATATCCATGTATTCGCGTTGCTCCAGGCCATCAGGTAAAACGGCAGGGTTGAGAACAACATTCCCATCAAGACTTAACTTCAGCGCGAACGCCTTAAACGCAGGACGGTTGAAATCCTTGTATCCTGTCATTGGGCCAGCGATGTAAATTTTTCTGCTCACGACTGCACTCCTTTGCGATGTTGGGAGGCTATGGCTTTATGCTCATCAATAATTTGCGATGCTTCTGCATGGGCCAAACCTTCGAGGGAGATAACACCTGTGTCACTTATCCCGGCCAGGCTAATCAGTTCAACAAGGCGGCGCGCTTTCTTAACGCTAATTTCTGGCGCTATAACGCTGCGGGTGACTTTCTTCTTGCCCTTTGCGGCAGCAGAAGCTTTATCCTTCTGAAGAACCTCACCGGCCTTTTCTCCGAACTCTTTTATTCGGTCAACAGCCACATCTACGGACACGGTCCCAGACTTAACTTCTTTCTGAACGTCGTGGTTAGCTGTGCTAAGAAGCAGAAGCTTTTCGACAGTAGGAACAGACTTGTTGACCAGTTTTGCGATCTCGCTGGTGGTCTGATTGAAGGCGTTATGCAGTTCCTGAATAACTGCAGCCTGCTCCATATCGGAGAGCGGCAGCTGGTTGTTACTGGTCATGATGCGCGCCAGGCGCTGAACATCGCTACCGTTGAACGGCATGATGTGGATGCGGTCAACTGGCTTGCCAGCTTCAGCGCAGCGCGCATAGCAGCGACGGCGGCGGTGACCTTCTACAACCCACACACCACCTTCATCACGTGCGATAACTTCCAGCGGTGGAACTGATCCGCCGTTCATCAGGTAGTTGAACAGGTCATCATCAGCCTGGCGGGTGCGTTCATCGTCTTCACGCTTGTTGAAACCTTCACGAACGTGGATATCGGAAAGAGCGATAAACATCCCGGTATCGGTGCGCTTAATTACACCGGCCTTGGTCATTTGCTTGAATGAGTTAGCCATTAGAGAACAACCTCGTTATTCAGCAAAATGACGACACGAGGCAGCTCACGGAGTTCTCGCTGAGCTTCAAGCAGGTGCATGTTGGTAGGCGTTTTGGTGTGGCGCTCTTCTATGCGGCCGCACTCTTTGGCCCAGCTGGTGACATCCTCACGTAGCGTAGCGTTCTGCTCAGCCAGTTCTTTCCGCTGCGCCATCGCTTCACACAGCGCGACGCTGGTATAGTCAAGGCGGTTAGCCAGTTCGTTAACCATCCAACCATAAGCGGCAGGAAGGAGAGGGGCGGCCTTGCGAGCTGCGTCAATAAGCTGCTCCCTGGTCATGCGTGGTTGTAACTCGGTGACGTTCTGTGTGTTCGTCATGGATAGTTTCTCCGTGTTATAAGCGCTCTGCACAGCGCTGAATTCGTGGCCTTACAACTTAGAAGAGGCCGCCTTGGTCTTTAGGGGAGGTACGTTTTCTCCGGGTAACTTCAGCTTTAGAAACCTGTTTATCTGCCCAGGCTTTCGCATGCCTTAATACATCATCGAAAATCGCGCCTTTTTTACTGGCTTGTGACATGCGCTTATATAAATCAATTGCTTGCCACGCCCCCCCTTGAGCCACCGAAGAGGAAAAGCCTTGTTTTATCAGCTGTTCCCTCACGTTTTTCTCAATAAATTCGAGGTGGTTCATCAGTCCTCCAGTGGAAATATCCGCTGAATTTTGGTTGCACGAATCCCTCGCCAGATGGCGACAAAAAATAAAGGGGTTTCGTTTTAGTAAGCACCCAACCAGGGCACTTAGTGAAACGGGCGGCTGCCACCGCCAGTTAGCTTCTCCACAATTGGGAGCGCGTTCCCCTGAGTTGATTTAACGACTGCGGCCTCTCAAGGAACCGGCTGAACGCGCTTTCAGTTGTGTAAAAGGGGCGGTCGACATTAAGGACATTCACAACTGCCGACCGCCAAGACTACACACAGCAATGAAAACTTTGCCTGTCTTTTCACCACATCAGGCTCAGTGGTATTCTTGGAGTTCTCACACAACCAAGAAGGATATTACAAATGGACGAAGTTAAGTTCTCTTGCCCAGAATGCAGTGGCGAACTCTTCGATAGCACCGCGATACCTGAAGGTTCTGACAGTTTTGCGGGAGCTGTCTGTGGAAATTGTGGTCACGTTGTAACTGAAGACGAGAGCTCTCAGTTCGATGATCAGCTTGCCAATGATTACTTCGACAATCTCACCAGAAACCTTTTCGATTAATGGCAAGTAACGCTTGCTGACCGCCTCAACAACCTGCGTTTGAGCTTTCAAGGCGCTGCAATCTACATGCAGCGTCAATTCGACATAGCCACAGCTCTTACACTTATTGCTAATAGGCGCAAAGGTCACGCCGGCTGGCAACTTAATCGTCTTTCTGTTTGCGCTAGTGCTCATACTGCCTACCTACAATGTTCGCTGCTGATGGAATAAATATAGCTACTTTAAGTAGATAAAAGCAACTACATAAAGTAGAAAAAGTGAATATTATGTAGCTTGTAGGGGTATCTTCATGAATTTTAGGCGAAAAAAAACCGGCTTTCGCCGGTTGTGAACATGTTCGCTTTAACCAAATTCAACCATTTTTAATGGTAAACATCTGATTAGCTTTCCAAAAATATAGACTTCGTTCATTTCATGTTCTTCTATGAAGAAGGGAGGGTAGTGCTCGTTATCAGAGAGTACTGCCAAACGTCTCCCCTTAACCTTCTGAAGCCGTTTAACAAAAGTGCTGTCTTCAAAGTTGAAAACATAAACGCCATCTCCGCTAAACCGTTCAATGCGGCTATCAATGAACAATAAATCTTTTGGGCATAGCGTGGGCATCATGCTATCGCCGTCAACGTTGATCATGACAATGCCATCGAGAGTTCTTCGCCCGAATAATTCGTAAATCCGTTCTTCGGGGATCTCGATTGAACTAACTATCGTTGGGAAAGGTTGGTTAATAAAACCTGAACCAGCTGACGCATGAACATCCAATTGCTCAATTCTTACGGTCCCCGGTGGAGGCAGGTCCCCACCGTTAACTGGAACTCCGTAATCAAGGTAAGCCGGGGAGACCGCAAGCCTTTCAGCAATCCGAATCATCTTTTCGTCTCTAGGCTTTGCTGTGCCAAGAGTATAACGCCGCGCCATCTCGTATGAGACACCACTGAACTCTGACAATTCTTTTACTCCAATAGATTTCTCTTGGAGAGACTTATTTAGCCTGTCGGCAAAGTCTTTGTATTTAGCATCTTCCACCATAAGTAGAAGATTAAGCGCACAAGACATAGTTGTCATTTCTATTTTAAGTTGCGAATAAATGCTACTATAAGTAGTATTGGTTGGTGCTTAACGATAGGAGACAACATGACACCTCATTTTAAGAATGTGACCGCCAAAGCTGTGAAGGCGGTGGGATCAATTTCAGAAGTATCAAGAAGATTCGAATTCCAATCAGTTCAATCAGTTGCTAATTGGATAACCAAAAATAGAGTGCCATCAGAAAGGGTTATCCAATTGTGTCAGTGGGGAGGTTGGACGGTAACACCCCATCAGCTTCGACCTGATATCTACCCTAATCAAAATGACGGGTTGCCAACAGTTGAGAACAATACACAACTCTAAGTTGTAAATTAACTACCAAAGGGAAAACAACATGGTAGAGCCAAGCCTGAAAGAAGTAGTGAAAGCGATGTGCAAAGCGTACCCCGGTGGCCGTGAGGCTATGGCCGGTGCTCTTGGCATGTCCGTAAAGCAGTTCAACAACAACCTGTACGAGAAGAACGGCTGCCGCTTTTTCGAAGTGAACGAGCTGGAGGCGATGGAGGACATTTCAAACACGTCTCTCCTTGCAGATTACTTTGCCCGTCGTCGCGGCGCACTGCTGGTGGACGTTCCGCATCTGGATGACCTGGACCGTGTCGATCTGTTTGCCCGTGCCATGAGAACTGCAGCAGCACGCGGTCAGGTTGATCAGATTATCCAGAAGGCTTTGGAAGATGGAGTGATTGAACCGCATGAAGCTGAAGAGATTCACGAGCATCACCGCCGTCATCTGGCAGCGCGTGAAGAAGAAATCCGCGCGATTGTCGCGCTGTTTAGCCGTAAGCAAAGCCAAAAGAAGTGACGCCCGCGAGTGTGCAGCTCCGGGCGTCGTGGCGTGTCGTATTCAGTGGAGAAACTAACGCATGAACAGTTTAAACCGATTGAGACCAGCTAAGCAATTCCGATGCCTTCCGCTGGTGGGAAAAGACTCCCCGTTCGGCTATGTGGAGAGATTAAACGACCAGGCTGACGCGAACAACTACCAGCCTGAGAACGCGATGGTAGAGGCTTTTGCTCAGATGAACGAGAAGGGGCGTGAGGAATGGCTGAAGTTAACCGGCGATTCAAAGACCACTACGGCGTCCCGGTCCGTGTCATCAGATGGGAGCCACAGACTCGACGCGTTATATACCTTCGCGAAGGGTACGATCATGAGTGCTTCAGCCCTCTTGAACAATTCCAGCGTAAATTTACAGAGTTAAAGGACGACCATGAGCCTGTTGATGCCATCCCGGCCGATAGTGATTAACCCTGACCTTGCGTACAGCATTGGCCTGAACGAGGCTATTGCGTTGCAGCAGGTTAACTACTGGCTTAAAGAAACCACCTCCGGACTGGAGCGTGACGGCGTGCGCTGGATTTACAACACCAACGAGCAGTGGCTGGAGCAGTTCCCGTTCTGGTCTGAGTCTACGCTGAAGCGCACATTCACCCGCCTGAAGAACCTTGGCGTGCTCAAAGTTGAGCAACTGAACAAGTCTCAGCGCGACATGACGAACTACTACACGATCAACTATGAAAGCGAGCTTTTAGATGAGGTCAAAGTGACCAAATCGAAGAGTTCAAAATGCACTCTTCCATCAGGTCAAAATGAACCGATGGAAGAGGTCAAAGTGGAACGCTCCATCGGGTCAAAACGAACCGCTCTCATCAGGTCAAATTGCACTGATGTTCTTACAGAGAATACAACAGAGAATACTACAGATATTAAAAACCCTATTTGTCCGGTTGCGCTGCAACCAGACGGTGATGTGTTGATCACCGATCAGGCTAAACAGGTTTTAACCCATCTCAACCAAGTGACCAGTTCGCGTTATCAGGTTTCAACAACCTCGCTGCAAAATATTCGTGCCCGAATCGGGGAGGGCTACACCGTTGAAGAATTGTCGCTGGTGGTGGACTACTGCAACGCCAAGTGGAGCGAAGACCTGACGATGGCGGCCTACCTTCGACCACAGACGCTTTTCCAGCCGTCCAAGTTCCCTGGCTACCTGAAGTCAGCTAACAGCTGGGCCAAAGCTGGGCGACCTCCTCGCGTCAACGGAGAGTGGGCCCGAGAGGATGGGATATTCCGCTCCAGTTTCCAGAACACTGACTACAGCAAAGTCCCGGCAGGATTCAGAGGAGCTAACTCATGAGCCTCTTGAAAGACATTCAGATTTTCATCGCCGCTAACCCTGGCTTAACGAACAAAGAGATTGCGGCATCAATGCGTCAGTACGACGTCCATGCTGTTCAGCGCGGGGTATGTCACCTGGTCAAACTGAATCGCGCTACCCGCCAGCACAACGGCAAGTGCTACCAGTATTTTGCTAAAGCGCCGGGTGGGGATGTGAGCGAAGGGCGTTCTGCACTGAAAATTAACCGGGCTGACGCACCAGCTGCATCAGAACAGGAAGCCGCACCGAACCCGGTAGTAACCGCGATGATGGAAAAAGCTCAAGGCCTGTTTGAGAAGGGGCTCTTCCAGCGTGCGGCTACGGTTCTGATGGAAGCATTCAACCGCTCAAAAGACGAAGAGCAGCGAATGAAGATCCTGATTGAGCGCCAGCGCTGCCTGAGCATGGTACCGAAAATAAAAACGCCTACTGACGCATGGTGTCTGGCAGGTCAGGGGAGGAATATCTGATGAAATACTCACTGATTTACGCAGACCCAGCCTGGGAATACGGGAACACCGTCAGCAACGGTGCAGCCACTAATCACTACGGCACGATGAAGCTGATCGACATGAAGCGTCTTCCTGTTTGGGACCTGGCTGCCGATGATGCCGTTCTGGCTATGTGGTTCACCGGTACGCACACCAAAGAAGCTATCGAACTGGCCGAAGCATGGGGCTTTAAGGTCCGCACTATGAAGGGATTCACCTGGGTGAAGCTCAACCAGCTCGCAGAGCAGCACATCAACAAAGCCCTTCAGGCTGGTGGAGTTGAGGACTTTTACGACTTCCTCGACTTGCTGAACGCGCAGACCCGCATGAATGGCGGCAACTACACCCGCGCCAATACCGAAGACATGCTGATCGCCACCAGGGGGAACGGACTTGAACGCCAGTGCGCAAGCATCAAGCAGGTTATCTATAGCCCACTCGGTGAGCACAGCCAGAAACCAGCAGAGGCCCGTTTCCGCCTGGAGAAGCTTTACGGTGACGTACCGCGCATCGAACTTTTCAGCCGTTGCGGTGCACCAGGCTGGGACCATTGGGGAAATCAGGCTGAGCGGCCAGCCGTTCATTTGTTACCGGGTGTTGTCTGCGCCATCGACTGGGCTAAAGGGGAGGTTGCATGAAGAAGCTTTCTGTCGAGGAAAACAATGCTGTTCGTGACGTTGCCCGTCAATGCTCAGATGCCATCAAGAAAGCCCTGAAGAAAAAGCCGAAGCCAAGCTGGAACGAGGCTGTACCTCCGATCCTGAAGGAGTACCACGAGAAGGTGAAACCGATGGGCGTAAGCCTGGTGATGTTCAACAGCGTAATCGGACGCCTGAACGGGCGTTATGGAGTCGAGTCATGATCGAATTAACGTCGCGCCAGAGTGAAGTGTATGAAGCTATCAAGGTTCACATCGAGAAGGTTGGCTTCCCGCCAACCCTGATAGAGCTTGCAGGTCTTATTGGTTGCTCATCGCAAAATGCTGCCGCAGAGCATGTGAAAGCGCTGAAGAAAAAAGGCTATCTAACAACAGCCAGCGGAGCAGCGCGGGGTATATCACTGATAGAGCAAAAGCCAAAGCGGTTGCCTATCGGCTTAAATGACCAGGTAAAAATCAAACTGCTTGAGCCAGGCATTGAACATCTTAAACGTCATTATCAGGAATTAAATATCCCCTATGCGGCTCCGAAGGTAGACGCGGATGGTTATGCCACCATGACGCTCTGGTATGTAATGAGTACGTTTGGCGACATTTTGTATAACGGCGCGCCTCACGCTTTCGAACTGGCGATTGATCTGGAGGCCAAATGAAACTGGTTCTCCCGTTCCCACCGAGCGTAAACACCTACTGGCGAGCCCCCAATAAGGGGCCGTTGGCAGGACGCCATCTCATCAGTGCTGCTGGCCGCAAATATCAGAGCGCTGCTTGCACTGCGATTATTGAACAATTACGCCGCCTGCCTAAACCAACCACAGCGCCAGCGGCGGTTGAGATCATTCTCTATCCACCAGACGCCCGCCGCCGCGATATCGACAATTACAACAAGGCGCTTTTTGATGCACTGACACATGCAGGCATCTGGGAGGATGACAGTCAGGTTAAACGAATGCTGGTGGAGTGGGCACCGCAGGTACCTGGCGGGAAGGTTGAAATAACGATCGCCAGCTATGTCGAAAATGGTAGGCAAAATAGCAATGCATTGGTGCGCGCATGAGTGTTAGATTAAAAAGTGTCAGCGAAGCGGGAGTGCAGACCCGCTCGCACTACAACAAGTGGAGAAACATATGAATCAGTTATTCGTAATTGATGGCGTTTCCGTACGCCGTGATTTTGATGGTCGTTACTGCCTGAATGATTTGCATCGTGCGGCGGGAGGTGAAAAACGTCACCAGCCCTCCAACTGGTCTTGTCTTACCCAAACGCAAGAACTCATCGCTGAAATTTCGAGCGCTCCTGGAATTACAGGAGCGGCCCCGTTGGTCACCCTTACTGGTGGTGTTAATCAGGGGACATTCGTCTGCAAGGAGTTGGTTTATTCCTATGCAATGTGGATCAGCCCGAAATTTAACCTCAAAGTCATCAGAACGTTCGATGCCGTACAGAACCCTGCATCCAATGCGCCAACATCCGACAAAATTCAGGCTGGCGTGATCCTGCTTGAATCGGCGGCGAAAATGCTGAACCTCTCAAACTCTTCAAGGCTCGGTGCTTATCAAAAACTCCAGCAGGTAGCTGGTCTTCCAGATCTGATGCCGCATTACGCGATCGATGCACCTGCCGGTGCGCAGGATGGGTCCAGCCGTCCCACACAATCACTCAGCGCTTTGCTTAAAGCAAAAAACATCCGCATCACCGCCAATCAGGTTTATCACATGATGTCCCGCTTTGGGATTGTGGAACAAAAAGAGCGAAACAGTCGGTCTGGAGTGAATGGTGTTAAAAAGTTCTGGTCACTTACTGCCAAAGGCTGCATGTATGGCAAGAACATCACCAGTCCTGCGAACCCGCGAGAAACTCAGCCTCATTTCTTTGAGTCGAAGTTTGCGGAGCTTCTTAAAATAATCGACATCGTAGCCTGAGGTAACAGTGAGAGCATTACTGACACCTGAAGTTGCACCAATGTCCGGGGTGGTTCTGTTCCGCCCTGGCAATGAACTGCTCTGGCTGTTTCGTCAGGGAAGGGTTGTTATTGAGACGCCATCAGAAGCAATCCAGCATTTGCCATCAGGTCTTATTCCAGAGGCACATCAGCCACTGACAGATGATGTCAGTATGCAGGAGCTTTTCCTGAACGAGAGGGTTATTCAGCGTGCTGGTGGACTGAGTGGCCTTGATGCCTGGCTGGAACGTAAATTCGAATGTCAGTGGCCTCACAACGAATGGCACTCAAAGGACTTCACTCTGCTACGCCACGCCCCCGGCAGCATTCGCCTGTGCTGGGGATGCGATAACCAACTGCGTGAACAAACTACTGAAAGACTGTCAGGAATTGCCATGCAGAACCTGGTAAAATGGCTGCTCGAAAGGGTGAATATCATGCTGGGTTTCGGCACTGACCACACCCTTACGCTGCCGGAGTTCTGCTGGTGGATGGTACGTAACGATTTGGCTGACCTGATTCCTGAATCAGTGGCTAACCAGGCGCTCCGGATTAAGCCTGAATCGCACAACTCAGTGATGCGGGAAAGCGATATTGTTCCGTCATTACCGGCAACTGAAATCCTCCAGGAGAAAGTTAAGAAGATAGTCTCGGTGAAGGTCGATCCTGAATCACCGGAATCTTTCATGCTGAGGCCGAAGCGCCGCCGCTGGGAAAACGAGAAATACACCCGCTGGGTGAAGTCGCAGCAGTGCTGTTGCTGTAATAACCCGGCAGACGACCCCCACCACCTGATTGGCCACGGGCAGGGTGGAATGGGTACCAAAGCGCACGACCTGTTTGTGATACCGCTGTGCAGAGCGCATCACGATGAGTTGCACGCTGATCCTGTGGCATTTGAAGCGAAGCACGGCGACCAGTTGGTGCTGTTGTTTCGGTTTTTAGATCGTGCGCTGGAAATCGGCGTACTGGCGTAAGTGGAGACGCAACATGATCAATCCTTCAGAAGTTGGCAAATCCGGCGAGATGGTTCGCCTTCGCACTCTCGAAAGCATCTGGGTACAGGGTAAGCTCCGCATGTGGGGCCGCTGGTCTTATATCGGTGGAGGCTCTGGCGGAAACATGTTCAATCAGCTTCTTGCATCCGGGAAAATCACCAAGACCGCAATCAACGATGCGCTGCGCCGCATGAAGAAATCGGGCATCACTAAACCTGAGCTGGAAGCATACCTGCGTGAAATTCTCGACAGCAAAAACAAAAGCGGCCTGGCGTTCTGCTCCGACGAAGAGGGCCTTAAGGTGGATGGTGTTATTGCTTCCGTCCTGATGAATGACGACTACCGATCACTTTATGGCATCATCGTCGACCGCCACCGTCTGCGTAAGAGCAAACTGCAGATGGCCAAGGAGCTTAATGAAAAACACTCTGACTGGCCCCTTATCACATGCCGCCGCCGAATCGACACATGGGTAAGTTTGGCAGAATCGATCCTGTACGCTCCACTTTGTGACGCTTTTGGCACAAATGGCGACAGATTTAAGTTGCAGAGTGAGCAAGAAAGTGCTTAAATTGTGTTAGGCTCGGGACAGTAAAGCGTACTGAGCAACAGAACAAAACATAAACCCGCCAGAAGCGGGTTTTATTTTTTTAGAGACTCTCAACAAACTCTCTATAACGCTTAACATCTGAAGAACTGATGTTTTTGTTATCTTCCAGCTGAATAATCAACTGAGAAAGATTTTCCTGTGTAAAAAATACTTTTGCTGTTTCAATTATCTCTTTAACCCTTTCAATTCTTGTGTTCAGAGCTGAGATACCGTTAACAATAGGCCGCATTTGGGTTCTTGATAGTTTTTCAGGATCTGCATTCTGTAATGCTTGAACTACTCCTCGTAATTGATTTTCATAAAGTTCGGTTAAATCGTTATCAGGCGATATAAAATCAATATTTGAAATGAAACCAACAATAACCTCAACAGCCTGAGGTACAGGTTGTCCTGAAGCTTTTGCAAGTTCTATTTCTTTCGCTGTAGGAGGGCGGGTCGTAGTGACATTGCCATTCCCGTTCGCTTGCATCTCTCTCAAAGCGCGGTAAGCAGCAAGACCAATTACGTCTGATGAGTTTATTTTTCTGTATAAATCGATAGCCCACGAGACGTTCTTAGGGCCGACAGCCAGCGCATTAACTTTCTGCCAGTATTCGAAAACACGGGCCTTATTGTCTAAAATAAAGGCTTTTGCTTTTGCTATTTCGAGGGCATTTAGAAACTCAGATGACATGGTTTCAAATTGAACATCGAAGTATTTTGAGCCGCAGTCATGCCCAATGTTGGTTTCTGAGCTGTCGTCTGTTTCAACAACATAGCCTTTAAAATGCCTCTTATGGCAATTGGAAAGTCCGCATTTTACTTTTTCAGGTAGCTCGTAGTAGCCGACAATTCTTTCGAGAGTTCGATCTTTAACTACAAGATTTTCTAAATAGCTTGGCCTGGCACAAACCTTCTGCCAGTCGTCAACCTCAACAAATGAATCACCTTCCAGCAGATAAATCATATAACCTCCTGAAATAAAGGACTTATCATGATAGCACTGGAGATTATAGGTGTATATGTTCATAAAATGATCTCTGAAGCAAATTCAAATTTTTAAAATTCTTTCCCCTCATTTCTGAGAGGACTCACGGCAATAAGAGGGGGCTAAATGTCCGCAGAACCGATATCTGCTACGGCAACTGCTGGTGTTGCTGCCGGTACTACCGGAATCACCTTCGCCACGATGTTTCCAGAAGCTACTCCCGCCGTAATGCTTTGCTCACTTGCCGGGGCCGCTCTTTACGTCCTGAGTAGTGAAGACCACAAACTCTGGAAGCAGATACTGTTCGCGCTTATCTCGTTCATTGGCGGGATTTACTGCGCAGCAACAGCATCTGAAATCATCGCGGCGCTTATCAATGCGGCATTAAGTCACCTTTCTCCGCCAGTTGCCGTGAAAGTATCTCCAGCCATTGGTGCGCTGGCGGCCTCAACGGTTTCTGTCACCGTCCTGCTTCGCGTTCTCAAGCGCTCGAAGACAGGAGACTTACCCGGATTGAAGGGGGAAGAATGACGTGGCAAACACTGATCCTGAACATTAACGCTGTTGCATGCATCCTTATCACCATACGCCTGATGTTCTTCAGGAAGCGGAGCTTACGCCGCCGCCGCCTGATGGAATTTCTCGCTTATGGGCTGATCCTCGCACCAGCGTTTACCGCTTTCCGCATCTGGCATGGTGATTACGTGCAGGTCGACTATGGAGAGCTGGTTGTCAATCTTGTTGTCTGCATTGCCGTATGGCGAGCAAGGGGCAACATCGCAAGAATCGCAGGGGAAAGCACAACGTGAACCAATCACAATTTCAAAAGGCGGCTGGGCTAAGCGCCGAGTTAGCTGCGCGCTGGTTTCAGCCAGTAAGTGATGCAATGAAAGAGTTCGGCATCACCAGGCCGGTAGACCAGGCGATGTTCATTGCTCAGGCAGGGCATGAATCAGCTGGATTCACTCTGCTCGTGGAAAGCTTCAACTACCGCATTGCAGCACTTGTTAACTTCATCCGTGCAGGACGTCTCACAGCAGACCAGGCAAATGCGCTTGGCCGCCGTCCTGAGGAACGAACATTACCGATTGAGCGCCAGCGAGCCATTGCTAACTTGGTATACAGCAAGCGTATGGGGAACAACGCTCCAGGCGACGGCTGGTTATACCGTGGGCGTGGGCTTATCCAGATTACCGGCCTCAACAACTACCGTGACTGCGGGAACGGCCTGAAGGTTGATTTGGTTAAGCAGCCTGAGCTATTGGCCGAAGATGTTTATGCAGCCAGAAGCGCGGCGTGGTTCTTCGTTACTAATGGATGCCTGAAGTATTCCGGCGATGTACTGCAGGTTACGAAGATTATCAACGGCGGAACGAACGGACTGGAAGATCGTCGCACTCGATTCGGTCAGGCCAAAACGGTACTGGTGTGAGGTTGATATGGGATTAGAAACAATCATTGGCCTTGCCGCACTGGTTATGGCTGCCATCGCTGGTGCTTTCGGCATTGGTCATTCACGCGGTACCAGCAAAGCAGAAGCAAAGGCTGATCAGCAGCGCACCGAAGAGAAAGCCTCTGCCACTGAAGCAGTAGCCGAACGCCGGGTAGAAGCAACGAAAGAGGCCAGCAATGTACAGCAAACTGTTAACCGTATGTCTGATGACGATGTTGATCGGGAGTTGCGCGAAAAGTTTACCCGCCCCGGTGGTGGTTGATACTGGGTGTCTGTGGACCCGAATTATCTATCTGACCAACAACGACATCGACGTTATGGACCGCCAGACGAAGAAAGACATCTTGGCCCATAACAAAGCGTGGCAGGCGAACTGCCAGAAAGAAACCAGAGCTTCGCAATAGAGTGATTTATATCTAGAAATGTCAATGAGCTGAGATGTAAGATAGATGAAACATCGAGGGGAATATGACTAATCTTAAATGCCCATATTGTGGGAGCACTGATACAATAGTTCGTAAAGCGGGTGAATTAAATAAGCAGCTCAACACTGACCACTTTACCCAACATACGTCCGGAGTGATTTCAGCCGATCAAGTTCTAAAGTTAATCATGGCGATCCTAACGACCGGAATTGCTTTATTCGGATTTCTCAAGGCTAGAGAGAAAAGAAAGGAAGAAGAGGCTAAAAATAACGCCAGTATCCTTTTATGTAAATCATGCAATAAATGGGAAAAAATCTGATTTTTGCTGACTCGTTTTAATAAATCATAGGTACATGCCGCCTGATGGCGGTTTTTGTTGCCACAAACAATGGATATCCCCTCTAAGGGATAAAACACTAAATATCCCTTTAAGGGTATAAATAAGCCTCGAAATCTGCGGGGCTTTTTTATGCGCATCGCACGCGCACATCAAAGAAAGTCTTTCAGCTGTGAGCCTGGGCAAACCGTTAACTTTCGGCGGCTTTGCCGTGCGACAGGCTCACGTCTAAAAGGAAAATCAAATGCAGGTCACTATTGATGGTGTCCCGTATGCACCCGCCTGCGCAATTTCATCGCGGATTGGCATTGCAATAACGACACACCAGCGCGCTGAAGTTCTGAAGCGAGCGCTCGAACAGCATATGAAGCACCTGCCAGCCGGTGCGCTGGTGGTGGTTATCGATGACGGTTCAAAGCCTGCAGCGGTAGTGCCCGACGGCGTGCAGCTGCTTCGCAATGAAACATCACTCGGCATTGTTGCTTCGAAGAACGCCAGCCTGTCTGCCCTGATGGATGCCGGGTGCGAGCATCTTTTTCTTTGGGATGACGATGCCTGGCCCATTGCCGATAACTGGCACCTGCCATATATCGAATCTCCAGAGCCGCACCTGGCTTATCAGTTTCTCGATCTGGCAGGTCCGCGAAAGATTAACGATATGACCGTTTTGTACCGGGATGATAAGCATATTGCTTACACCGGGCAGCGCGGTGTGATGCTGTACTACCACCGCAGTGCCATCGAGAAGGTTGGCGGATTCGATCCGGTATACGGTCGAGGCATGTACGAACATCCTGACTTGGCCCTTCGGATTCACAATGCTGGTTTAACGTCTTGGGCGTTTGCTGATGTGGTTGGCTCTGAAAAGCTGATTCACTCAATGGACGAGTACGAAGAAGGCGCGCGCAGCATACCGAGACCAGAACGTGAAGCGCTCGATAAAAAGAACGCCGTGATTTACGGGCAGCGCCGGGATTCAGGATATACAGGCCATGCCGAATATCGATCTCAGCGCGACGTGGTAATCACAACGTTGCTTACCAGCCAGCCAGACCCGCAGCGCGGTACGAAAATGGCGGCCGCACCTGACATGCTGGCTAAATGGGCCTCATCACTTCGGAATTGTGGTCGTATCGCGCTGGTGGATGAACTGCAGACGGCGCCGGCAGACGTCGAGTTGTATCGCGTTCCTGATGTAAAGATGAATGTCTACTTTCGGCGTTGGCTGCATATCTGGCAGCACCTGCGCGATCACCCTGAATACCGGTTCGTCTGGTGTACCGATGGTACCGATGTCGAAATGCTCCGCGCACCGTGGGAAGAAATGCAGCCCGGTACTGTTTACGTCGGTTCTGAACCGAAGACCTACGCCGACACCTGGGCAAAGCAGAATCACCCGGAGCGTATCTATCAGGAATTCATTGAAGCGCACCGCAACGATGTGATGCTTAACGCTGGTCTGCTGGGTGGCAGCCGCGCTGATGTAATGGCGTTCGCTCACGGCATCATCCGTCTTTACTACCGGATCGAGAGTTATCGTTTCTGGAAGAAAGAACAGGCTGGCGCCGCGGTGGGTGACATGCTGGCATTCGGTATTGTCGCGCAGTCATTCGCTGACAGACTGGTCACCGGCCCTCTGGTACATACCGTTTTCAAAACTGATGGTATCGGTAAGGAGGCCGCATGGTGGAAACACAAGTGAAGTTTGTTGTGGTTGGCCATCACTCTCGCATAGGTTATGCGCAACGACTTGCCGCGATGCTGGATGCTCATTTGCTTATTGATGAAGGTAACCGCGGCGCTAACTGGAATCATCGTCGCGCTATCGAATGGGCTGCTGAGCAACCTTGCCGGGTAGTAGTGTTGGAAGACGACGCGCTTCCTGTGCAGGGCTTCACCGATAAGGTAACTGACTGGCTGGTGCGCTTCCCTGACGACATGCTGAGCTTTTATCTCGGTACTGGCCGACCGCCGCAGTATCAGAAAGAGATTGCCGGAATGCTGGTGGATGCTGATCGCGTCTGTGGTGACCACATCGTATTAAGCAAACTGATTCACGGCGTATGTTACAGCCCTCCTCAGGGCAGGCTGGGGCGCATGCTCAGCACCTGGAATAAAACGCTGGCAGCTGATTACGCCGTCGGTGAGGCATTCGGTGGCCGGGTGATTTATCCGTGTTACTCGCTGGTGGATCACGCCGACATGCCGACAGTTGAGCGTCACCCTGACAACGAGCCGAGGACGGAACGCCGCCGCGCATGGAGACTGGCATGAACAAAGAGCCACGCGTATATGGCAGCCGATGGGATAAAGCCCGTCTGCGTTTCCTGCAGCAGCACCCACTATGTGTGATGTGCGAGAAGCAGGGGCGCATAACCCCAGCAACGGTGGTTGACCATATCGAACCCCACAAACTCAAAGATGCGCTTAAGTCAGGTAACCCGCTGGCCATATCGAAAGCACAGCTCCTGTTCTGGAGTAAAGAGAACTGGCAGCCACTGTGCAAAGCACATCACGACTCAACGAAACAGAGAATGGAGAAGAGCGGCGCTGTAATAGGCTGTGATGTCAATGGCTACCCGCTCGATCCTGCGTCTCACTGGAGCACGTAATGAAAGACCTCAGCATTGAATACCGCAATGGAAAATTCGTTCGCCTGGTGATTGATGGCGTGGAGATGAAGGACGTGACATCCATTCAGTTCTCGCACGCTGTAGGGCAGGAGATGCCGACGGTGACCATTTCAGGTCATGTTGTCTCTGGGCATCAGAAAGGCGATCAGAAACTCGAACAGGTAGACAAACATTCGGCATAGCGCGGCGGCGGCAAGTCGATTACCTATCATGTGAAATCATTTCAAATGCAACGATATCAAATGAGAATGAATCGCATCATGGCAGGGGGGGGGATCAAATCTTCAAAACCTTTGCCCCAAATGACCGCCGCCAAAGTTTGATTTAAACGCTAACCCGATTTTTTTAGTTTTAAGGTGTTGACATATGGCAGATAAACGAACCCGTTCCGACAGTTCGGCGGCAGCGGTTCAGGCCATGAAAAATGCAGCAGTGGACACCATCGATCCTCCGTCCCATGCAGGTTTGGAAAAAAAAGCCGAACCATTCTGGCATGACAATATCAGATCGAAAGCTCTGGACAGCTGGACGCCGGCCGACCTTCTGGCCGCTGTAGAACTGGCAAATAACCAGCTCTATATAACGGTTTTACGTAAGGATTTACGCAAAGAAGAGCGAACACGCGGAGAGGGCCGCGACGAAGGGCTTATCAAAGACCTACGCAAGCAGATTGTTGAGCTGCAGCGAACTATTCTGGCTCAGCGCCGTGACCTCCAGATCCATTCCCACGCAACCAACGGCGAAAGCCGCGACCAGAAGAAACGCAATCAGAATGATCGTGATGCGCGAAATACCAAAACCGAGCATCAGGACCAGGACGACAACCTGATCGCCTTTCCCAAGCACGGATAAAAGACTATGACGCGAGGTGAGCGTGTAATAGCGTTCATTGAGCGCTTTTGCATCGTGCCGGAAGGCAAGCTTATCGGCCAGCCTATGCGGTTGGACCCCTTTCAGAAAGATTTCATCCTGGCGGTTTACGACAATTCAGCCGGAACGGATATGGCGATCCTCAGCATCGCCCGAAAAAACGGTAAAACAGGCTTAATCGCTGGAATCCTGCTGGCTCATCTGGTGGGGCCTGAAGCGGTCCAGAACACGCAGATTGTCAGCGGTGCACTTAGCCGGGAACAGGCGGCCATCGTTTTTAACCTCGCGGTGAAGATGGTCAACCTGAACCCTAAGCTGCAGGAGATTGTGCACATTACGCCAAGCGGCAAAAAGCTGATCGGCCTGCCGTGTAACGTCGAATACAAGGCTTTATCCGCAGAAGGAAAGACGACGCATGGCCTTTCCCCCATTCTGGCCATTCTCGATGAAACCGGGCAGGTTAGGGGGCCGCAGGATGATTTTATCGATGCAATAACTACCGCGCAGGGGGCGCATGAAAACCCGCTGCTGATTGTTATCAGTACCCAGGCAGCAAACGATGCCGACCTGCTGAGCATCTGGATTGATGATGCGGTCAAATCGAAAGATCCGCACATCGTGTGCCACGTTTATGAAGCACCAAAGGACGCTGATATCAGTAAACGCGATTCCTGGCTGGCTGCGAACCCGGCGCTGGGAACATTCAGGTCAGAAAAAGACATGGCGCGCCAGGCCGAGAAAGCAGGCCGAATGCCAAGCTTCGAAAACACCTTCCGAAATCTCAACCTCAATCAGCGCGTTTCTACCGTATCGCCGTTTATCTCCCGCAGCGTGTGGGAGCTTTGCGGAGAGATGCCGATTAACACCCCGAGGAAGTGGTACGCGGGGCTGGATCTGTCAGCCAGGAACGACTTAACGGCGCTGGTTATAGCTGGTGAAGCAGATGATGGTGTCTGGGATGTTTTTCCCTTCTTCTGGACACCGCAAAAGACTCTTGAAGAGCGAACCAAAACGGACCGCGCACCCTATGACGTTTGGGTTAGAGAGGGGCTGCTGCGCACCACGCCAGGCGCTTCGGTGGATTACTCATTCGTCGTTGCGGATATCGCTGAAATTATCGGTGACTTCGACCTTACCTCGATGGCTTTTGACCGCTGGCGCATTGACCAGTTCAGGAAGGATGCCGATGCCATTGGGCTGAGCCTCCCGCTGGTCGAGTTCGGCCAGGGCTTTAAGGATATGGGGCCAGCTGTAGACACGCTGGAGTCTCTGATGCTTAACGGGCGCGTGAGGCATGGCATGCACCCCGTATTAACGATGTGTGCTGTGAATGCGGTGGTGGTGAAAGATGCTGCTGGAAACCGCAAGCTCGATAAATCCAAAGCAACGGGCCGTATTGATGGCATGGTCGCAATGACAATGTCCGTTGGTGCTGCTAATGGGGAAGTTACCGAACAGGGTGGTGACTTCGACGACTTCATTTTCCGACCGCTGAGCATGTGATGGAAGAACCTAAATACACGATTGACCTGCGAACCAATAACGGCTGGTGGGCAAGGCTGCAGTCCTGGTTTGTCGGCGGGCGTTTAGTCACCCCAAATCAGGGCTCACAGACGGGGCCTGTTTCGGCCCACGGACACCTGGGCGATTCATCCATTAACGATGAACGGATACTGCAAATTTCGACGGTTTGGCGCTGCGTGAGCCTGATTTCAACGCTCACGGCATGCTTACCGCTTGATGTCTTCGAAACTGACCAGAATGACAACCGTAAAAAAGTGGATTTGAGCAATCCGCTGGCGCGACTGCTGCGCTACTCACCGAATCAGTACATGACCGCCCAGGAATTCAGGGAGGCCATGACGATGCAGCTCTGTTTCTACGGTAACGCGTATGCACTGGTGGACCGCAACAGCGCGGGTGACGTGATCAGCCTTCTCCCGCTTCAGTCTGCCAATATGGATGTGAAACTCGTCGGAAAAAAAGTGGTTTATCGCTATCAACGCGACAGCGAATACGCCGACTTTTCGCAGAGAGAGATTTTTCACCTTAAAGGCTTCGGATTCACCGGGCTGGTCGGCCTGTCACCCATTGCTTTTGCCTGTAAATCGGCAGGTGTGGCAGTTGCGATGGAGGACCAGCAGCGAGATTTCTTTGCCAATGGCGCCAAGTCTCCGCAAATCCTCTCAACCGGCGAAAAAGTGCTGACTGAACAGCAGCGCTCGCAGGTCGAAGAGAACTTCAAAGAGATCGCCGGCGGTCCGGTTAAAAAACGCCTCTGGATTCTGGAAGCGGGCTTTTCCACATCGGCAATTGGCGTAACGCCACAGGATGCCGAAATGATGGCGTCCCGAAAATTTCAGGTAAGTGAACTGGCGCGATTCTTTGGCGTACCGCCTCACCTTGTTGGCGACGTCGAGAAATCAACGAGCTGGGGATCGGGCATCGAGCAGCAGAATCTCGGCTTCCTGCAGTACACCCTGCAGCCCTATATCTCCCGGTGGGAAAACAGCATTCAGCGGTGGCTTATTCCTGCTAAGGATGTTGGCCGCATTCATGCTGAGCACAACCTCGACGGCCTGCTGAGGGGCGATTCGGCATCCCGCGCTGCCTTTATGAAGGCAATGGGAGAGGCAGGGCTACGCACCATCAACGAGATGCGACGAACGGACAACCTCCCGCCATTGCCGGGTGGCGATGTGGCAATGCGCCAGTCGCAATACGTGCCGATCACCGATTTAGGAACCAACAAAGAGCCCCGTAATAACGGGGCTTAATTTTTATGGGGGCCGTAATGCCTGAGATCGTAAAAACGCTGTCCTTCGACGAGACAGAAATCAAATTCACCGGTGACGGTAAGCAGGGGATTTTTGAAGGCTACGCCTCTGTTTTTAATAACACCGATTCCGATGGCGACATCATTCTGCCCGGGGCGTTTAAAAACGCACTGGCTAACCAGACCCGCAAAGTGGCGATGTTTTTCAACCACAAGACGTGGGAGCTGCCGGTTGGTAAATGGGACAGCCTGGCCGAAGACGAAAAAGGCCTGTATGTGCGCGGTCAACTTACTCCAGGGCACAGCGGCGCCGCCGACCTGAAAGCGGCAATGCAGCACGGTACGGTTGAGGGTATGTCGGTTGGCTTTTCCGTTGCGAAAGACGATTACACCATCATTCCAACAGGCCGCATTTTTAAGAATATCCAGGCTCTGCGCGAAATCAGCGTCTGCACTTTCCCCGCCAACGAACAGGCTGGCATCGCAGCCATGAAAAGTGTCGATGGCATTGAAACGATTCGTGATGTGGAGAACTGGCTGAGGGATTCAGTCGGGCTCACCAAATCACAGGCAGTTGGGTTAATAGCCCGGTTTAAGTCAGCGATTCGGAGCGAGTCCGAGGGCGACGGAAACGAAGCACAAATCAACGCTCTGCTTCAGAGCATTAAATCTTTCCCTTCTAATTTAGGTAATTAATTATGTCTGAACTCGCTCTCATTCAAAAAGCTATCGAAGAGTCCCAGCAGAAAATGTCCCAGCTTTTCGATGCGCAGAAAGCAGAAATCGAAAGCACGGGTAAGGTATCCAAACAGCTGCAGGCCGACCTGGTGAAGGTACAGGAAGAACTGACCAAATCCGGTACCCGCCTCTTCGATCTTGAACAGAAACTGGCATCCGGCGCTGAGAATCCGGGTGAGAAGAAATCCTTCTCTGAACGAGCTGCCGAAGAGCTCATTAAGTCATGGGACGGTAAACAGGGCACCTTCGATGCGAAGACGTTCAATAAGTCGCTCGGCAGTGACGCTGACTCTGCTGGCGCACTGATCCAGCCTATGCAGATCCCAGGCATTATCATGCCGGGCCTGCGCCGTCTGACTATTCGTGACCTGCTGGCTCAGGGCAGAATTTCCAGCAACGCTCTCGAATACGTGCGTGAAGAGGTGTTTACCAATAACGCCGACGTAGTGGCTGAGAAAGCGCTTAAGCCAGAGTCGGATATCACCTTCAGCAAACAGACCGCGAACGTAAAGACCATCGCGCACTGGGTGCAGGCATCACGTCAGGTGATGGACGATGCGCCAATGCTGCAGTCCTACGTTAACAACCGCCTCATGTACGGTCTGGCACTGAAGGAAGAAGGCCAGCTGCTGAACGGCGACGGCACCGGGGATAACCTGGAAGGTCTGAACAAAGTGGCAACCGCCTACGACACCTCGCTGAATGCCACCGGCGACACCCGCGCTGACATTATCGCTCACGCCATTTATCAGGTGACCGAATCTGAGTTTAGCGCTTCCGGTATCGTCCTGAACCCGCGCGACTGGCACAACATTGCGCTGCTGAAAGACAATGAAGGCCGTTATATTTTCGGCGGCCCTCAGGCGTTTACCAGCAACATCATGTGGGGGCTGCCAGTAGTTCCGACTAAGGCACAGGCCGCCGGTACCTTTACGGTGGGCGGTTTCGATATGGCCTCTCAGGTGTGGGATCGCATGGATGCCACCGTGGAAGTCAGCCGAGAAGACCGCGATAACTTCGTGAAAAATATGCTGACCATCCTGTGCGAAGAGCGCCTGGCGCTGGCGCACTATCGCCCGACGGCAATCATCAAGGGCAGTTTCTCTTCTGGCTCATGATGGAGGGGGCGGGGTGACCCGCCCTTTTAACTTATGGCGATAGATGTTCTGGATGTAATTGGCCTCCGCCTGTTTAAGCAGCAGATTGAATTTGAGGAAGACGACAGGGACGAGCTGATCACCCTTTACGCGCAGGCTGCTTTTGATTACTGCATACGCTGGTGCGATGAACCAGCGTGGAAAGTTGCAGCTGATATTCCTGCAGCCGTTAAGGGCGCCGTTCTCCTTGTCTTTGCTGACATGTTTGAACACCGCACCGCGCAAAGCGAAGTACAGCTTTATGAGAACGCCGCAGCAGAACGCATGATGTTCATCCATCGCAACTGGCGCGGTAAATCTGAACCTGAGGAGGGCTCCTGATGGAACCTGGACGATTCAGGCACCGGGTAAAAATTCTCACCTTCACGACTTCGCGCGATCCCTCTGGCCAGCCGGTTGAATCGTGGACTGGTGGCAACCCGGTCCCGGCTGAGGTGAAGGGGATCAGCGGCAGAGAGCAGCTTTCAGGCGGCGCGGAAACGGCGCAGGCAACCATTCGCGTCTGGATGCGCTTCAGGGCAGAGCTGAACGCCTCTTCTCGTCTGGAAGTGCTCAGCGGACCGTATAAAGGTCAGGTGCTAAATATCATCGGTCCTCCTGTAGCAAATACGACCGGCACTCGCCTGGAAATTCTTTGCAAAACGGGAGCCGAAAAATGATTGAGACGAGCCTCGATTTTTCCGGGTTAAATGACATCGCAAAGGACCTGGAGGCGTTGAGTCGCGCTGAAAACAACAAGGTTCTGCGTGATGCCACGCGCGCCGGTGCTGAAGTGCTGAAGGAAGAAGTGATCGCTCGCGCGCCAGTGCGTACCGGGAAATTGAAAAAAAACGTGGTGGTGGTGACCCAAAAAAGCCGCCGCCGCGGGGAAATTTCTTCCGGTGTCCATATTCGTGGCGTTAACCCGCGCACCGGCAACAGCGATAACACGATGAAGGCGAATAACCCGAGAAACGCCTTTTACTGGCGCTTTGTGGAGCTTGGCACTGCGAACATGCCTGCGCATCCTTTTGTGCGACCCGCTTACGATACGCGCGAGGAAGAGGCCGCCAGCGTCGCCATTGCTAGGATGAATCAGGCTATTGATGAGGTGTTGAGCAAGTGAATGAAGATGATATCTACGCTTTGCTTTCTCCCCTGGCAGAAGGGCGGGTATATCCCTACGTTGCGCCATTAGGTAGTGACGGGAAACCGTCTGTCTCTCCACCCTGGATTATCTTTTCCATCGTCGATGATGTTTCCGCTGACGTGCTGTGTGGCCAGGCAGAGAGCAGGGTTTCCATTCAGGTAGATGTGTATTCCACTACGATCACTGAATCACGCACCCTGAGAGATTTGGTGCTCTCTTCGCTTGAGCCGTTAACCCCTACAGAGGTGGTAAAAATCCCCGGGTACGAGCCAGATTATCGGCTCTACCGTGCCACCCTGGATTTTAAAGTTACCCCCTGACAATTAATTCACCCAACGAACCCGCCTGATGGCGGGTTTTCTTTTTCCAGGAGACAGCTATGTCTGCACTTTATGAAAAATCGCAGCTGACGAAGATCCTTATTTCCTCCCTGCCAGCCACCAAAGAAACGATGGATTCCGCAACCTTTCTCGATCTGAGTTGCACCATCAAAGAAATTCAGTTCACCGGTGGTCAGAAGCAGGATATCGACGTAACAACGCTTTGTTCGACCGAGCAGGAGAACATTAACGGCCTGCCTTCTCCGTCAGAAATCTCTCTGTCCGGCAACTTCTACAAGAATCCGGCGCAGGACGCCTTGCGTGATGCGTATGACAACGATACGACCTACGCTTTCCAGGTCATTTTCCCGTCTGGCAAAGGCTTTAAGTTCCTGGCTGAAATCCGCCAGCACACCTGGTCTTCCGGTACCAACGGCGTAGTGGCGGCAACGTTCTCCCTGCGCCTGAAAGGTAAGCCTGAAAGCATCGAGTCTGGCTCCTGAGAGGTCGCATGAAGAATATTAAAAATCTCGCCCTGGCTAAGATGTCGGGTTTCCGTCATAAGACGGTCGCCGTTCCTGAGTGGGAAGGCGTCAAAGTGGTTCTGCGTGAGCCGTCTGGTGAAGCCTGGCTGCGCTGGCAGGAAGTGGTGAAAGCGGGTGATGATGACGAAAATGTGTCGGTATCGGAAAAGGCACACCGTAATCTTTGCGCTGATGTGGTTCTGTTCATTGATGTTCTGTGTGATACCGATAAGCAGCCGGTATTCAGTGCTGAAGAAGAAGAGCAGGTGCGTGAAATTTACGGACCCATCCATTCACGCCTGCTCAAACAGGCGCTTGACCTGATCAACAACGCGGACGAAGCGCGGGAAAAGTCTCAACCCCCGGCGTAAAGTTTCTGATGTCGCTTGCGCTCCGGATGGGGCGCACGCTCTCAGAGCTTCGGCAGAATATGACGGCAAGCGAGCTTCTGATGTGGATTGAGTACGACAGGCAAAGTCCGGTTGGCGATATTCGTGGTGACATTCAGGCCGCCCAGCTCGTCTCTGCCATCTACGGCTCGCAGGGGGCAAAAGTACCGCTGGACGATGCGATCCTGCGCTGGGGTGGTGATGAGCAATCAGAACCGAAGGACCCGTTTGCAGGACTTGAGGCTGCACTTACAGCTGCAACTCAGTGACAAATGAACTACAAAATAATAGGATTATTTTTTTTAATGATTTGGTGAAGGCAATGAAAAAACTAGTCTTATTTGTATTATTTTTTGGTTTCAGTTGTGTTTCAAATGCAACTCAAACACTGGCTCCATTAGAACCAAATGAGTTGCAAAGCTATACGTCTACGATTTGCTCTGATCATGCAAATCCTGAATTGTGTAAAAAGGCTTTTTTTAAATTCATGGGCTATATAAAAACAAACGATGATTACTACTATTTCTGTCAAAAGCAAAAAGAGGCAGGGATGACGATTAATAAAGATTCATGCAATAAATCGGAAGCTCTGAGAGAATTTTTAGACAAGCCATGAGGTTTATATCACAACAAAAAGCCCGTTGATGGGCTTTTTTTTTCGCCTGGAGAAAATTGATGGCAACATTACGTGAGTTAATAATCAAAATTTCCGCTAACTCGCAGTCATTCCAGTCGGAAATTTCCCGCGCCTCACGCATGGGGCAGGATTATTACCGAACCATGCAAAATGGCGGTCGGCAGGCTGCCGCTGCCGCCCGAGAGAGCGAAAGGGCGTTATCTGATCTGACCGCTGGGTTTGCATCGGCAGGAAGAGCCGCTGCTGCTGCTACGGCCGCTTTTGCGACTGGTAAGCTCGTGCAGATTGCTGATGAGTGGAATTCAGTAAACGCCCGTCTTAAGCAGGCATCATCTTCAGCTGATGATTTTGCTGCCTCTCAGCGCCAGTTAATGGAAATCAGCCAAAGAACTGGCACCGCGTTTTCAGACAACGCAAACCTTTTTTCACGCGCAGCTGCTTCAATGCGTGAGTTTGGGTATAGCTCTGACGAAGTTCTGAAAATTACCGAAGCTGTTTCTACCGGCCTTAAACTTTCGGGGGCTAATACTCAGGAAGCGAGTTCTGTTATCACTCAATTCAGCCAGGCTCTGGCGCAGGGCGTTCTTCGCGGTGAAGAATTCAACGCCGTTAACGAAGCAGGTGATCGTGTTATCCGCGCACTTGCCGCCGGAATGGGCGTGGCCCGCAAAGACCTGAAGAGCATGGCTGACCAGGGGCAACTTACGATTGATAAGGTTGTTCCTGCATTAATGAGCCAGTTGGGCTCATTACAGGGTGAGTTTGCCAGCATGCCGCAAACCGTATCCGGGTCCCTACAAAAAGTAACAAACTCATTCATGGCCTGGGTTGGTGGTGTCAATCAGGCTACTGGGGCTACCGATGCGTTGTCTGGTGGGCTGGACGGTATCGCACAGACGCTTGATTCTTTTACATCATCAGCAGTTAGCGGTGCTCTCAGTGAAGTTGCTGACAATATGTCCACCATAACAACAGTTGCTGGAGCGCTAGTTGGCGTTGGGTTAGCAAAATACCTCAGCGGAGTTGTAACCAGTGCCACGAGTGCAACAGGTGCGTTAATTTCAGCTGCGAAATCAGAGGTTGCTCTTGCAGTCGCGCAGGATAAAGCGGCGCAGTCTGCTGTTGCGGCTTCCAGGGCTGAAGTTTATCGGGCTCAGCAAGCAGTACAGAGTTCAAGAAGTGCAGATGTTCAGGCGGCTCAGCAAGAAAAAGTCGCGGCGGCTGAAGCAAAAGTCACTGCGGCACATACCAGACTTACGACCGCTCTTGCCAGCGGTACAGCTACGGAAAAGGTGCGAGCCAGAACAGCACTTGAACGCGCGCAGGCAGGGCTGGTAGCAGCTAAAAATGCCGACGCTCAGGCTGTAGCTGAAAGGCGTCTGGCTACCGCTCAGGCTGCTTTAAACCGTAACATCTCAAATCGTGTTTCGACCCAAAGTAATCTCAATAGTGTGACATCTGTCGGCACTCGGCTCATGAGTGGTGCCCTTGGACTTATTGGCGGCGTACCGGGTTTGGTGATGCTCGGGGCAGGTGCCTGGTATGCGATGTATCAGAATCAGGAGCAGGCTCGGCGTTCTGCTCAGGAATATGCCAGTCAAATCGACGAGATACGAGAAAAAACTTCCCGCATGTCTTTGTCTGAAACAGACGATAATAGGGGGAGGACTGTTGGTGCTCTGGTAGAGCAAAATCGTCTGATTAATGAGCAAGCCAAAAAGGTTGGTGAGCTGAAGACCCAGATCGATGATTTGAATGCATCGCGTGGAAAGCCGGGCATTAACAGCGAGAACGATGCAAATATACTGAGAGCGATAGCTATTGTTACTGATCAACTTGCTGTTGAAGAGGGCAAATTAAATGACATGCGAGATAAATCTCGCGGCATACAGCAGGCTCTCGAAGAAATTGAACGGCGTCGTAATGATTTAATTCGCGAACAAGCCTGGCGACAGAATGCGGTATATCAGTCGATGATCATGATGAATGGTCAGCATACTGAATTTAACCGCCTGTTGGGGCTAGGTAACCAACTTCTTATGGCGCGTCAGGGGCTGGCTAACGTCCCGCTCCGACTTCCTCAGGCCGACCTCGACAAAAAGCAAACCGATGCCCTCGAAAAGAGCCGCCGGGATCTGGAGTTGTCACGCCTGAAGGGTGAAGCAAAAGAGCGCCTGCGACTGAGTTATGCAGCCGATGACCTGGGGTTAACCAGTGATCCGCAATTCCAGACAGGCCGTCAGGAGTTGATTAATAACGGTCTTGCTGAATGGCGGAATAATGAGGCCAACAAACCTAAGGCGAGGGGCGGTAAAACCGAAGGCGAGAAAACCGAGGATGTGTATAAGCGCCTTATCAAGCAGCAAAAAGAGCAGATTGCCCTGCAAGGCCAGAATACTGAACTGGCGAAGGTTAAATACCAGGTCAGCCAGGGCGAACTTGCTTCTCTGACAGAAGCCCAGAAAAAGACGGTATTGCAGAATGCTGCGCTGATTGACCAGGTTAAATTGCGTGAGCAACTGCGAAATTACGAAGCCAACCTCGCCGACAGTAACGCCAGCGCCCGTGTAGCCAATGAAGCGCAACTGCTGGGATACGGGCAGGGCTCCCGGTTCCGTGAAAGACTTCAGGAGCAGTTCAATCTGCGTAAGGAGTTTGAGCAGAAGAATACCGATCTTCTCCGCCAGCGTCAGGCTGGTGAAATCGACGAGACGTTCTATCAGCAGGGGCGGGCACTTAATAAGCGCTACCTCGAAGAGCGCCTGCGCGACCAGGAGGGATATTACGCAGCTTCTGATGCGCAGCGTGACGACTGGATGACGGGACTGTCTGAGGGTTATGCGAACTGGGTGGACGAAGCTACTGACTATTCTTCCATGGCCGCTGACGGCATGAAGCAGGCCATGGGTGGCGCGGTCACCACGATCACCGACATGCTCAATGGCAACGTTGACAGCTGGAAGGACTGGGGCGTGAGCGTACTGAAGATTATCCAGAACGTTCTGGTGAACATGGCTGTTGCTAATGGCGTCAGCTCAATTGGATCACTGTTCAGTTTTGGTGCCTCGTCAGCCGCAACCGCCAGCAGCGGTACCGCTATTCAGAATGCTGGCGCGAACTTCACATTTAATGCGAAGGGTAATGTTTACGACTCTCCGTCCCTGAGCGCTTACAGCAATGGCGTTTTCCAGACGCCTCAGCTGTTTGCTTTTGCCAAAGGCGCAGGGGTTTTTGCCGAGGCTGGGCCGGAAGCGATCATGCCACTTACCCGCGCGCCGGATGGTTCTCTCGGCGTTCGTGCGGTCGGAGGTGGCGGCGGTCAGTCTGTATCTTCGGCGCCACAGGTTTATATCACCATCGATGGCAACGGCAACACTCAAACACAGGCCTCGCCAGGCCTTGAGCAATTTGGTGCCGAGGTCGGGGAATTTGTTGATCGACGTTATAAGCAGAATGTGATGCGTGACATTCGTCCCGGCGGCGACATCTGGAACGCAATGAAAGGAACCCGATAATTATGGCCATTGAAACTTTCACCTGGTGCCCACGGATTAACGCGGAGGCTGATACAAGTTTCCGCGTCAGGAAAGCTCAGTTTGGCGATGGATATGAGCAGGTTTCAGGGGATGGATTGAACACCAGAACTCAGCAGTGGACGCTTAACTTCACTGGCAACGAAACCTACATTTCTGCCATTAAGTCTTTTCTCGACAGGCATGAAGGAACGAAAGCCTTTCAGTGGAAGCCGCCGCTCGAGCCTTTGGGTTTGTATCGTTGCGAAACGTATAAACCCACCGGGCTGGGTGCGGGGAAATTCAACCTTGAAGCAACATTCATCCAGGCATTTAAACCATGAGCTTAAACGCAGACTATCAGAAGCTTGAATCCGGAAACGATGTTCGTCTGATTGAGGTGGACGGTTCTTCCTTTGGGCTAACGGACGTTCTCCGCTTTCACAATTACCGCATTCCCCACACGGAAGCGGAAATCATCGCCGCTGGTGGGGATGAGTCCAAGCTTCCGGCGAAACCAATCTGGTGGCAGGGAAATGAATACGCCGCCTGGCCGTATCAGTTGGAAGGCCTGGAAAAATCAACCAGTGGGAGCAATGCAGCGCCATCACTGACGGTTGCGAACATCGAAAGCTCTATTTCTGCCCTGTGTCTTGCCTATGACGATCTGCTGCAGGCGAAAGTCACTATTCACGACACAAAAGAGAAATATCTCGATGCCCGAAATTTCGCGGACGGCAACCCCACAGCAGACCCGACTCAGGAAAAGCTGCAGGTCTGGTATATCGACGGGAAAACTGGCGAGCTTGCCGGTGAAACCGTTGAATTTGTTCTGTCCAGCCCGATGGACCTGCAGGGGCAAATGATCCCGACGCGACAGCTTCATTCCCTGTGTACCTGGTGCATCCGGAATAAATATCGTACCGGCGACGGCTGCGACTATGCCGGCACCCGCTATTTCGATAAAAACAACAACCCGGTAAGCGATCCTTCGCTGGATGAATGCAATGGCACGCTGACGGCCTGCAAACTCCGATTCGGCGAAAATAACGAACTCTCGTTTGGTGGTTTCCCGGGCACGTCTTTGATCAGGAGTTGATATGCGTCAGAAAACCATCGATGCGATTATGGCGCATGCTGCAGCTGAATATCCTCTCGAGTGTTGCGGCGTGGTGGCGCAGAAAAGCCGCGTTGAACGTTATTTCCCGTGCCGGAATCTTGCCGCGGCGCCGGAGGACAATTTTGTCCTTTGCCCCGAAGACTACGCAGCTGCTGAGGACTGGGGAACGGTGATCGCCATCGTTCACAGTCACCCTGACGCCACAACGCAACCTAGCGAACTGGATAAAGCGCAATGCGACGCAACGCTTTTACCCTGGCATATTGTGAGCTGGCCGGAGGGTGATTTACGCACCATCCAGCCGCGCGGAGAACTGCCGCTACTGGAGCGTCCGTTTGTGCTTGGACACTTCGACTGCTGGGGGCTGGTAATGAGCTATTTCCGGCAAACGCATGGCATCGAACTCCATGATTACCGCGTCGATTATCCCTGGTGGGAAAACGTCTATCCGGACAACTTCTATCAGGATTGCTGGTATGAGTGCGGATTCCGTGAATTCGACGGACCACCGAAACCCGGCGATATGGTGATCATGCAGGTCCAGGCCGATAAGTGGAATCACGCGGGAATTCTGCTGGAGGGAAATATGCTGCTGCACCACCTGTATGGACATCTGAGCCAGCGGGTGCCTTATGGTGGCTACTGGCAGGAAAGGACGATGAAGATTTTACGTTACAAATCTCTGTGCTAACCTTTTGCAAAACCAAAGGGGATAGGGATATGAAAAAATCATTATTGGCATTTTCGTTGTTAATTTTGGCTGGTTGTTCGACTGAGCCAGTTCTCCCGCAGTATGCAAAAGAAGTGTCAGCACCGAAAGAATTTCAACAGTCAACAAACACAACTGCCGTAACTATCATTCGCGATAAAGGTTTCGTTGCTGGTGGATGCGCTATAACAACCTATATCAATGGTAAATATTTGGCTGAACTTGATACAGGGGAAAAAGTCACTGCTTACTTAAACCCTGGCGATGTATTGATTGGGGCTGGGTTTGCCGGGAAAGGCCTATGTAATGGTGCTCCTAAAAAAGAACGGGAGTTTTCAATAAAAGAAAACACTCCTCGAGTTTTAAGGATATTTATCGATCAAAGTGGGAATGTAGATATACTCCCGATGTCGATAAAGTAGAGTTGATATTTAACAGGAAAAGGCCACCTTCGGGTGGCTTTTTTATTGGGGTGATTCATGTCAGATGTAATGACTCGCATTGAACTTGGCGGCGTTCTGGGAAAGACTTTTGGTAAAACACATCATCGCTCAATAAGCACAACCAAAGAAGCTTGCAAAGCCTTATCTGCTACGATTAATGGTTTCGAAAAATTCATGAATACAAGTAAGCAAAGAGGGCTTTCTTATGCGGTTTTTCGCGGGAAGAAAAATATTGGCGTTGATGAATTAGGATTTCCTGTCAGTGGTGAGGTTCTAAGAATCGTTCCAGTGCCGATTGGAAGTAAAAAAGCAGGTGTATTACAAACTATTTTAGGTGCTGTATTGGTGGCCGTTGGGGTGGTATTAAATTTCACGCCATTTGCTGGAGCTTCACCATTTTTCTATCAGGCTGGTGGAGCTCTGATCCTTGGTGGCGTCGTCCAGATGCTATCACCCCAACCAACCGGATTAGCCAGCAAACAAAGCGCAGATAACCGTGCATCATACGCATTCGGTGGTGTAACAAACACCGCGGCACAAGGCTATCCGGTACCGCTCCTTTATGGTCGCCGGCGGATAGGCGGAGCGATTATTTCTGCCGGAATTTATGTCGAAGATCAGCAGTAGATAACAAACCTTTTTTCTGGCCACCTTCTGGTGGCTTTTTTTATGGGCGCAATATGGCTACAGAAAAAGTGTTAAAGGGCCGCAAGGGCGGCAGCTCAAGTTCCCGAACCCCTACCGAACAGCCTGATGATCTGCAATCTGTAGCGAAGGCAAAAATCCTCGTTGCGCTTGGCGAAGGGGAGTTTGCAGGGCAGCTAACCGGAAAAGATATCTACCTGGACGGAACGGCCCTGGAGAATGCTGACGGCTCCCAAAACTTCAGCGGCGTGACGTGGGAGTTTCGCGCGGGAACGCAGGCGCAAAAATATATTCAGGGTATTCCCGGTACCGAAAACGAAATCAGCGTGGGAACTGAGGTATCAAGCGCTACAGCCTGGACGCGCACGTTTACCAATACGCAGCTTTCAGCAGTTCGCCTGCGTCTTAAATGGCCCTCGCTTTTCAAACAGGAGGACGACGGCGATCTGGTGGGTTACTCGGTCAATTATGCGATTGACCTGCAGACGGACGGCGGCGCATGGCAGACGGTACTAAATACCAGCGTGACCGGAAAAACGACATCTGGATATGAGCGCAGCCATCGTATTGATTTACCGCAGGCTGGCAGCACCTGGACAATCCGCCTGCGTAAGATTACCTCTGACGCCAACAGCGCGAAGATCGGCGACACGATGACGCTGCAGAGCTTCACCGAGGTGATTGACGCCAAACTGCGCTACCCGAACACCGCGCTGCTTTACATCGAATTCGACTCAAGCCAGTTCAACGGCTCTATTCCTCAAATTTCATGCGAACCGCGCGGCCGCGTTATCCGCGTTCCAGATACCTACGACCCTGAAACCCGCACTTATAGCGGTACATGGACCGGTGCGTTTAAGTGGGCATGGACGGATAACCCTGCGTGGATTTTTTACGATCTGGTTGTTTCTGACCGGTTCGGCCTCGGGCACCGTTTGACCGCTGCGAATATTGATAAATGGACGCTTTATCAGGTTGCCCAGTATTGTGATCAGATGGTACCAGATGGCAAAGGGGGCAACGGTACCGAACCACGTTATACCTGCAACGTGTACATTCAGGACCGGAACGACGCCTACACAGTCCTGCGTGATTTTGCCGCTATCTTCCGTGGCATGACCTACTGGGGCGGGGATCAGATTGTGGCCCTGGCTGACATGCCGCGCGATGTTGATTACAGCTACACGCGCGCTAACGTTGTTGGCGGTCGCTTCACCTATTCGAGCAGCACCACGAAAAGCCGCTACACCACAGCGCTGGTTTCATGGTCAGACCCGGGTAACGCTTATGCCGACGCGATGGAGCCGGTATTTGAGCAGGCGCTGGTGGCGCGATACGGCTTCAATCAGCTGGAAATGACGGCCATCGGCTGCACCAGGCAGTCAGAAGCGAACCGAAAGGGGCGCTGGGGTATTCTCACCAACAACAAGGATCGCGTTGTTTCGTTTAATGTCGGGCTGGACGGAAATATTCCGCAGCCAGGCTACATCATCGCCGTGGCAGACGAGCTGCTTTCCGGAAAGGTTATGGGCGGACGTATCAGCGCTGTTAACGGTCGCGTTATCAAACTTGACCGCGTGGCAGATGCAGCAGCAGGTGATCGCCTTATTATCAACCTGCCTTCCGGAGCGTCGCAGAGCAGGACCATTCAGGCCGTGAACGGGGAATCAGTCACAGTCACCACGGCATACAGTGAAACGCCACAGGCCGAAGCTGTTTGGGTGGTTGAATCTGACGAGCTCTACGCGCAGCAGTATCGAGTTGTCAGCGTTTCCGATAACGATGATGGCACTTTCTCGATTACCGGCGCATGGCACGACCCGGATAAATATGCCCGTATCGATACCGGAGCCATCATCGACCAGCGGCCGGTGAGCGTGATCCCGCCGGGCAACCAGTCGCCGCCTGCGAACATCGTGATAAGCTCGTTTTCCGTGGTGCAGCAAAATATCAGCGTAGAAACGATGCGTGTGAGCTGGGACCAGGCGCAGAACGCTATCGCCTATGAAGCGCAGTGGCGCCGCAACGACGGGAACTGGGTTAACGTGCCGCGCAGCTCCACCACATCATTCGACGTCCCGGGGATTTATGCAGGGCGCTACCTGGTGCGCGTGCGCGCAATCAATGCCGCAGAAATTTCTTCCGGATGGGGCTATTCAGAAGAGAAAACGCTGACGGGTAAAGTGGGCAGCCAACCGAAGCCGGTTGGCTTCATCGCTTCTGAAAACGTTGTATTTGGTATCGAGCTGAACTGGGGATTCCCGGCGAATACCGACGACACGCTGAAGACGGAAATTCAGTACAGCCTGACCGGTACCGAAGACGATGCGATACTGCTGGCCGACGTGCCTTACCCGCAGCGCAAATATCAGCAGATGGGCCTTAAGGCTGGGCAGATTTTCTGGTACCGCGCGCAGCTGGTGGACCGCAGCGGCAACCAGTCAGGGTACACAGAATGGGTGCGAGGACAGGCCAGCATCGATGTTTCCGATATTACCGATGCAATCCTGGAGGAGATTAAAGACTCTGACGTATTTAAGGATTTGATTGAAAGTGCGGTCGATAGTAGCGCTAAATTCGCGGAACTGTCCGATGCAATTAAGGAGAATGCTGATGGCCTGGCTGCTGCCGTGGGGTCGAATAAGCAGACAGCCGAAGCAATTATCAGCAATGCTCTGGCAATTGCTGATGTTGTTGTGCGGCAGACTGCGCAGCAGGGCGCAAACTCTGCGACATTCGAACTGCTTCGGGAGGTGATTGCCACTGAGACGGAGGCGCGAGTTACTGATGTTACCCGTCTTGAGGCAAAAACTGCGCAGAATGAAGCCAGTATTACTGATGTTCGTCAGGCATTAGCGACGGAAACTGAAGCGCGCGCTTCTGCGGTAAGCCAATTGACTGCTGCCACGCAGGCCGCCTCTGATAAAGCTGATTCAGCTGTTGCTGTAGGTGCTCAGAATACAGCATCAATCACTGACCTTAGCCAGGTTGTAACGGACCTCGATTCCTCAATGGCATCACGTCTGGAAGAACTGGGTGCACAAACTGATAAGGCCAGCGGCGGTATTCAGAACAATGCTATCGCGCTGATCACCAGCACGCTCGCGCAGGTTAACCAGCGTAACCTTCTGAGCGTGCAATATGGCGATAACAAAGCCGGTATTGAGCGGGTCGATAATGTAATGGCCGATGCCAGTAAAGCTGTTGCTGAGTCGTTGCGTACCCTTGACTCCAGTGCCGGAGGAAACACCGCGAATGTCACTGACCTGTCAAAGACGCTTGCTGACTTCACACAGGCTTCGGCTACTCAGATCAATTCATTGAAGGTCACTGTAAATGGTCAGCAGGCCGCCATTGTTCAGAATGCGCAGGTATCAGCAGACATCAACAATAACCTGAATGCGATGTACAGCATTAAGGTGGCTATTGATGCTAACGGTCGTCAGTATGCTGCAGGCATGGGTATTGGTGTTCAGAATACCCCATCCGGAATGCAGTCGCAGGTGTTGTTCCTGGCTGACCGATTTGCGGTGATGTCTCAGGCTGGCGGAGCTGTAAGTTTGCCCTTCGTTATTCAGAACGGGCAGACATTCATCAGGGCCAGCTTCATTCAGGACGGTACTATTGATAACGCCAAAATCGGCAACTATATCCAGTCCAATAACTACGTCGCAGGTTCGGTAGGTTGGAAACTTGATAAAGGGGGGACGTTTGAAATAAACGGTGTGGGCGGCGGAGGGAGGATGTTGATATCCAGCACGCTCGTTCAAATCTACGACAGCAATAACGTGCTGCGTGTCAGAATGGGGTTATGGTAATGCCACAGGGGCTGCAATGCTGGGACGGAGCAGGGCGTATTGCCGTTGATTTAAGTGATTATGCTGTCCGCTATATTGGAAGCACAACAGTAACATTTGCTGCCGGGGAAACGGCGAAAGACGTTTCATTTCCCGGAATAACCCAGGATGGTTCATTTATATCCATTGTAACAACTGGCGTAACTGCAAATGAATATTACTGCCGCGCTTTTAATGGCGGCTTCACGGCATTCTATTTACCGACCACTGGTAGTCCTGCATTCACTTTCACAGTTGAGGCTTATAACTTTCAATGAGCGGATTCGAAGTTTACAACAGTGCCGGAAAATTACTTGTTGACTCGCAAAACAGGTCCACCCTTTTTTATGATCAGCGATCGACAGGTGCTGTTACCGATAAAGGATTTTACCGCGTGGATAGTCCGTTCGGTGACGGAAGTACGCTGGGTTTCACCCAGCAACAATTCTGGAATGACGGAAACTTGCGGTGGCTTAGACTGGATGTAAACAAGTATGGTTTACCCGGAGCTGAGGTTCTTGAAGACAATGCAGGTAGCATGATCCGCACGACGAGAAGCATCGGAATGCAGAGCGGTTATCTTGATGTTTTCGATAGTGCCGGAAACCTCATCTGGAGTGCTTCATCAGCATCGAAAATGCCCCGGGTTGTTGGCTTCTTTGATGTGCCGGCGAACTATGACCTGCAGAACAATACCTTTGTGTTAAACCTCAGCTTTAACCCGTGGATTCTGGTGAATAACTGTCCCGGAAACCTCAGTGATGATGCAGGGGTAACAGGTTACTCAGGCATAGCTCTGAAATGGACTGGCTCACAGCTGCAGGGAAGGTATATATCAAAAAATCAGCGCAGCTGGAGTCAGATACTTCAGGGACGTGGGTTACGAATCCCCATCGCTCAGTTTGTCGGTATTTGATGCAGGTGGAACGCGGGGGTATTGAGTGGCGAGCATGTTTTGCCTAACTCCCTTTGCAGCTTCGAAACGGTATACGACATCAAACTTATCTGTTTTCTTATAACAGATATTGCTGAGCCGTTTATTTATATGTCTGCTGAAAATGCCATCGCTGCTGTCTGAAATAACGTTTACTTCTCTAGTGGCGCAGTCAATTTTCACGTGGATATCTCCTCCAAGAGATAAGCGCGCGGCGTCCACCGGGTAATCCATTCTGAAGGCATAATTCCTGTCGTTATCGGCACAGCCAGCCGTCAGCAAAAGTGCTAAGGCAAGTAATCGTTTCATTTCTACATTCCTGTATCTGCGGGAATATCCATTTTATTTGAGTTTAAAAAATAGTCAGATTGATAAGAGCGATCAATTTTACATTATTGATCGCTTTAAACGATCGATATTATCGTGAGGTAGTTCATGATTTATAACACTGGCACCATAGCTATTAGCGGTAACACGATTACCGGTACCGGAACAAATTTTACAGCAGCTGGCACTCTCATCCGTAATGGTTGCACCGTAATCGCGCTAACCAGCCCGCCGCAGGTATTCCAGATTACCACCATCGGCGGGGCAACCAGTCTCACCGTGACACCAGCGGCAAACCCTGCAATCCCTGCAGGAACGAAGTATTCGATTTTGCTGAGTGACAGTCTTAGTGTCGATGGCCTGGCGCAGGATATTGCTGAAACATTCACGATGTACCAGCGCTATATGAGCGGTTTCGCGGATGTGATGAACGGCACCACAGATGTCACCATCACGATTAACGGCGCGGCCGTCACGGTACCGGGTCAGAAATCACTGGCCAAGAAAGGTTCTAACAATGACATTACCAGCCTTTCCGGGCTGACTACAGCGCTAAGTATTTCACAGGGAGGGACTGGTGATAAGACTGCCGCTGGCGCTCGCACAAACCTCGGTTTGGGAAATGTGGCAACTAAAAATACTGGTGAAGGGGATAATGATGCCCTGGCTACAGGGTCATTTGGTGTGGGGTCTAAAAACCTTCCGGTAATTTCTGATCTCTGGGACAAAAGCCAGGGAACCCGCTTTTGCAATGTTAATCCCGCGACCTCTGGCGGTCCTGGAATGTATGGTTCTGGCATTCGGTTATCAGACCGTAATATTGGGAGTGGAAGCACTCCGGTAGCGCAACAATCATTTGCTGCGCTGATTCTTAGCGGGAAAATTATTCAGTTCATGAGTATGGCGGATGGTAATGATTCTGGCTGGATGCAGATTTACCACACTGGAAATACGACCCGTGCATCTGACGGTACGTTAAAAGCCGCTTCTCCGATTGTACAGTTGTTCAGTGATGGTTCGTGTCAGCTTAACGATGAATCTGAAGGATGCACTGTAACCCGCCAGGCTATCGGTGAGTATCTGATTGAAGGGTGTATGGGGCTGAATGCTGACGCTGCATGGGGTGGGATTGATGGCGGCTTTGAAATACCCTCTGATCGAAATAAGCAGCCTTTAATCTGGCTGGACTATGAGGTTAAGGCTGACGGTTCTATCTTGGTGAAAACCTACCACCGCACACATCCTTCAGCACCTGCTTATGCCAGAAATGAACGTGACGGGATCAATGACGGAGAGCCTATTGATATCCCGTCAGATCAGTTCGTCAGCGTTCGAGTAGAAATGCCTGCTAACAGCATCTGGAATCAAAAACAGCTGGCTGCTAAAAAAGCTCTCGATGACGCTCATGAATTAGAAGCCAACAAAGAGAGTGGCTCTTGATAGGGCTGCCGCCCATCGCATGAAAAACGGGCGGCAACTGGTTGCTCTGTATTCATGCCCGAGTAAAATTTACAGGCCAACCTGGCGAACGGTCGGGGACTCAGAAACCAGCCACATGTCGGACTCTTCAAACATTTCTTCCAGCATGCGGTTCAGCTTTTCCCGATCGCTTTTACTTGCATCGCTATTCAAGCCGTTCGCCTGCATCGGCTTCACCTTCACTTCGGCATCAGGGAAAATCTGATGCACCCGCTTCGTCAGCTCGGCCAGAATGATCTCTCTGGCCCCTTCGAGCCCCGCAACATTACGCTTGTCATATACCAGTTCAACAAACATTGCTATCCCTCTTGCCTAACTTGATCTGTAATCACAAAAATACTACTGTATATGCATACAGTCAATAGTCCAGAGAGGGCGACCTTATGCCTCGTCAACCTGATATACGTGCGGCCCTTTTAGCGGCCATACAACAGAATCCTAAGGGATATCTTTGTTTGAACACTGACAAATTCATTACTGAATTGCGCGTTAGGAATTGGCATTTCAGCCAGGCAGATGCCAATGCATGGATTAAGAGATACCAACCAGGCTTTGCTGATAAGACGACGAATGGAAGCGATAACCGTTACTGGATCTTGCGTAATATGGGGAGGGTTTTCTGATGGGCTTTCCTTCACCTGCTATGGATTACCAGGAACAACGGTTAACCATAGATCTGCTATGCGGAATTGACGGGAACTGCAGGGTAATAGAAACATCCTGTGGCTGGGCAGTGATTAACGTTGCTCTGAGACCAGAGCAGGGAGATACGCTACTGGTAAGAATGGATAACAGGAACGAGTTTGCAAAACTATACGGGGCGGCATTGATAACTGAAGATGGTGAAGCGATAGAAGGCGACGCGCTGGATGATGTAACTGTATACGGCGTACTGACTCACACCCTTAACATTATAGGGGAGGACAAGTTACCCACTATCTAACTGGATAACCACTAAAGTTCCTTCCCCAAAATAAAAACTAAGGCAATGAAAATTATGGAGAATTTTAAACGTGAAAACTATAATTAATCAGCCAGTAAAACAAAGCTAACTGGCTGATTAACAAGGTTTAATTTGAGGTTGTTGAGCTTTGCTTGTGGAACAGCTCCCTGAACACCGGATAAATGTCATCCTGGTCACGGATATGCTGCATGGCAAAATTATCGAACATCGACTGCAGATGCTCATACTCCCGCCACAGGGTCTGGTGCGCACGACGGGTGATTTCGATATAGCTGTAGTAACGCACGACCGGCAGAATTTTCTTCGCCAGAATCTCGTGACACAGCGGCGAGTCGTCGGCCCAGTTATCGCCATCCGACGCCTGCGCGGCATAAATGTTCCACTGTGCCGGGTCGTAGCGCTCTTTGACCACTTCATCCATCAGCTTCAGCGCGCTCGAGACGATGGTGCCCCCGGTTTCCTGCGAGTAGAAGAACTCATGTTCATCCACTTCTTTTGCCTGGGTATGGTGACGGATATAGACCACCTCGACGTTTTTATAGGTTCTGCTCAGGAACAGATAGAGCAGGATATAAAAACGCTTCGCCATATCCTTGGTGGCCTGATCCATCGAGCCGGACACGTCCATCAGACAGAACATTACCGCCTGGCTGGAGGGCTCAGGGCGTTTTTCGTAGTTCTTGTAGCGCAGGTCAAAGGTGTCGATAAACGGGACCCGTTCGATCTTCGCCCTCAGCTCTGCAATCTCTTTACGCAGGCGCTCCTCTTCCAGCAGTTGCGCCGGTTCCGTATTTTCCACCACCTTCAGGCTGCTCTCCAGCTCGCGCAGTTCGCGACGTTTGCCTGCCGTCATGGCCGTGCGTCGCGCCAGCGAGTTCTGCAACGAACGCACGACGCTGATGTTGGCGGGCACGCCGTTGACGGTATAGCCCGCGCGGTGGGTTTTATATTCATTAAGCTGACGATGCTGATTCTTTTTCAGATTCGGCAGCGCCAGGTCTTCGAACAGCAGGTCGAGATATTCATCTTTTGAGATCTGGAAGACAAATTCGTCCTGACCTTCACCGTCCTGGCTGGCCTGTCCCTGACCGCTTCCTGAACCACCGCCGCCGCCCTGAGGGCGCTCAATTCTGTCGTTCTGAACGAAGTGGTCATTACCTGGGTGTACGCGATGGCGCAGGCCGCCTCGCCCCTGATGAAACATCGGTTCGCTGATGTCATCGGTGGGGATGGAGACAGACTCGCCGCTGTCGACGTCGGTCACCGAGCGTTTGTTGATGGCCTCGGAGATAGACTGTTTAATTTGCGCTTTATAACGACGCAAGAAGCGCTGGCGGTTCACCGTGCTCTTGTTTTTGCCGTTAAGACGCCGGTCAATAAACCAGGTCAT